GCTATCAACGCCCAGTTGGCCCAGGCCCGGCGTGAGTCAGCGGGCCCAAGCCTCGCCCACTGCCAGGACTGTGATAACGAGATTCCTGCTGCGCGCCAGGCACTCGGCGGCAAGACCCGTTGTGTCCCGTGCCAGTCCTTGTTCGAAAAAGGAGTGCAGCGATGAGCACTAATCAGGCGGCCCAGGATACCGCCATCGCACTGGCGAAGGCGTCACCTGCGATCGGTGTAGCGGCCACTGGGGCGACAGGGGCCGTCGACTGGTCGGCTGTCGCCTACATGCTGACCGCCGTTTACATGGTGCTGCAGATCCTGCTGCTGGTTCCCAAATATCGCCAGATGTTGCGCGACTGGAAGGTGAAGACATGAGCCTGCGCGGCAAGATCGCCGCCGGCGCCATTGCACTCTGCAGCTCCACGTTGGTGCTGTTCCTGGGCACCTGGGAAGGCAACGGCCAGAACACCGTGTATGCAGACAAGCTGGCCGGTGGCCTGCCGACTGTGTGCAAGGGCATCACCCATCACACCAGCCCTTACCCGGTGGTTGTGGGGGATTACTGGTCGGACGCTCGCTGCAACGAGGTGGAGCAGCTGGTGATCAGCAAAGGCCAACTGCAGTTGGCTGACTGCATCACCAATCAGGACGTGGGCCAGAACACTTTTGACGCCTTGAGCAGCCATGGCCACAACTTTGGCACGGCCAGCACCTGCGCCAGTCGCGCCGTGGGCCTGATCAACGCCGGCCAAATAAAAGACGGTTGCCAGGCCCTGGCCTGGGCGCCAGACGGCAAAACGCCGGTGTGGGCCTTTGTCACCGGCCCCCAGGGCAAAAAGGTGTTTATCCCTGGCCTGCATGCGCGTCGGTTGGCCGAAGCGGCGCTGTGCGAGGCGGGGCTGTGATGCGCGACGGCATTTTCATTCTGGTGCTGTGTTTGGTGGGCTGGTTCGGTTTCGACCTGCTGGAAGGCCAACGCAACGCCGCTCGCAGCGAGCGAGACGCCGCGCTGCTTGAAGTCAGCGGCCTACGGGAGGCGGCGCGTATCAGCGGCGAGATGCTGGCCGCGCGTGACGCCATCGACCTTCAACGTACCCAGGAACTCAACGATGAACGCATCGAAAACGACGGCTTGCGCCGCGCTGTTGACGCTGGCCTTAACCGGTTGCGCCTCAACGCCACCTGCAGCGCCCCAGCCACCCCAGCGGCCGGCGCCGGCCGCGTGGTTGATGCAGCCACCGCCGAACTCACAGCAGACGCTCGACAGGATTATTTCACCCTCAGAGATCAACTCGCCCTCAGCCGGCAAATGATCCTGGGCCTGCAGGACCACGTGCGCAGGGTATGCCTGCGCTGATTCAGCACTTTCCAACCTCAACGGAGCAACACCATGACCGATACACGCGATATCACCCTGGAAGTCGGCGACAAGGAATTCACCTTCGCACTGACCCCGCAGGACGTGACCAAGTACTTCAATGCCGTGACGCAGACCAACAAGGTTTCGCCGGCCAACAACCTGCTGGTGACCACCGTTAAGCAGGAAGAGCGCGCCACGCTCAAGGCCTTGCTGGGCAATCCGGTACTGGTCATGCAACTGGCCGGTGCCCTCCTCGAGGAGTACGGCCCGGACGTTGAAATCACCGTAAAAAAGCCCTCGACCACGCCGAACGACTGACCGAAAACGGCCTTGGCCAGCTGGTGGCCCTGGCCAGCCGCTGGCTACCTGGTGCCGAGCCCACCGCCGAGGTGATGGGCACGGCCAAGTGGCTGGAGGACGAGCATTGGCGCCGGATGGAAATCGCCATTGCCAACGGCATCGCCCACGCACTCAACGGATAAACACAGATGGCTGACAAAAGCGCCCGCCTGGCCTTCATTTTGAGCCTGACCGATAAGGTCACCGCCCCGCTGGGCAAGGTCAAAATGGGCTTTTCTGACCTGGCTGAACAAGGCCAGAAGAACATCACCCAAATGGGCGTTGGCCTGGCTGGGATGGTGGGTGCCGGCGTGGCCATCTCCGAATCGCTGGAACCAGCCTTGGAGATGAACCGGGCGCTGGGCGAGGTCCGATCGCTGAACGTTGCGGAAGATGCCTTGGATTCGCTCAATCGCAAGTCGTTGGAGTTTTCGGTGAACTACGGCGAGAACGCCCGGGATTTTGTCGCCTCGGCGTACCACATCGAGGGCGCTATCAAAGGCCTTGCGGGCAGTCAGCTGGCGACCTTCACCAACGCCAGTGCCGTGTTGGCCAAGGCCACCAAGTCCGATGCGGACACCATGGGCACCTACGTTGGCACCATGTACAACCTGTTCAAGGGCCAGGCCGACGCCATGGGCAAGGGCCAGTGGGTGGAGAATCTGGCGGGTCAGACGGCCACCGCGGTGCAGCTGTTTCGCACCAGCGGCGAGCAGATCGGCGAGGCTTTCAAATCCGCCGGCGGCCTGGCCAGCACCGCCGGAGTGAGCCTGGCCGAGCAAATGGCGGTACTGGGCACGCTGGGCAGCACAATGGACGGCGGGGAGGCCGGTGGTCTCTATAAGTCGTTTTTCGAAAATGTCAGCGGCGCCTCGGAAAAGCTCGGCATGTCCTTTGTCGACCAGCAGGGCAAATTGCTGCCCATGGTGGACAAGCTCAAGGGTAAGTTCGGGGATCTGTCGATTGAGGCCAACGGCAAGAAGCTGCGCGACGCCTTTGGTGGCGAAGCGGCGCGGTTGATCACCACCTTGATGGGCGACACCAGCCGCCTGAAAAATGGCATGGAGCAGCTTGGCAACGTGCGCGGCCTGGAGAACGCTGAGCGCATGGCCAAGAACATGGTGGACCCGTGGCAGCAATTCGGCGCCGCTGTGCAGGCGTTGCGTATCGCCTTCGGCCAGTCACTGATCCCGATTCTGGCCCCGCTGATGGACCGCCTGGTGGCCATCGCCAGTACGCTGACCCGCTGGACCCAGCTGTTCCCTAATATCACCCGCGCAATCGGCATCACGGTGCTGGTGGTGTTCGGCATCATCGCCGCTATGTCCCTGCTTACCATGACGGTTGGCATCTCGAAAATGGTCTGGCTGGGCATGATCACGGTGTGGAAACTCCTGACCATGGCCGGCCTGCGCAGCGTGGCCATGTTCCTGTACCACACCGTCATGGTGATCGGTTTTGTCGCCGGCCTGGTGCTGATGGTCGCCTGGATGGGCCTGGTCAAGGGCGCCATGCTGCTGTGGCAAGGCGCGATCTGGCTGGTCAACACGGCGTTGCTGGCCAATCCGGTGACCTGGATCGTGATCGGCATTGTCGCTCTGGTCGCGGCCGTCGCGGCGGCGATCATTTATTGGGACCAGTGGACCAGCGCGCTGCTAAACAGCGAGGCGTTCCGCTGGGTCAGCGGCCAACTGACCGCGCTGTCGGACTGGTTCGACTCGATGAGCGGCTGGTCGAGCATGGCCAGCGCCGCGTGGGACGCCATCGTCGCCATCTTCAAAAGCGCGATCAATGGCTTGATCGAGATGCTGAACAAGATCCCCGGCGTGAGTATCGATGCGGCGTTCGGTGACATGCCGGCCGCGCCGGATCTGCCGACAATCAGCGCGCCCCAGGTCGAGGCGCCATTGCTGCCGCAGTTGGTCAGCGCACCCCAGCCACCGATCCAGGCGCCGCCTTTGGTACTGGCTGAACAGCCAAAGGCAGCGACGCCTGCAATGCCCACGCTCAACACGCTGCAGCGCCAAGCTCAAGCGCCGGCCCTGGTGCTGGCACCGGTGCCGAAAACACCGGCGCCGGTCGCGCAACCGCTGACCGCCCCAAGCGCCGCGCACGGCACCGGCACTGGTGGCTGCGCCGGCATTGAAACCCCCCGCGCCGATCGGGCCGCAGTTGCGTGTTCCCCAACCTACGCAGCCGCCCGCGCTGGTTACAGCGCCCAAACCCACCGAGAAGGCCGAGCAAAGCCAGGAACGGATCAACAGTGCAGTGACCAGCCTGTCACCCAAATGGCCGGACGCGGTGCCCCGGGGCGGCTTGCTGGCGAGCATCCAGAACAACAACCAAACCCAAAACAAGGGCACCCACGTGGAGAACGTCAACATTCACACCGGCAAACCGATGAACCCGCTGGAGCTGGAAGGCATGTTGGCCATGGCGGTGGGCGGATGAGCGAATACATCGACCTGCTGATCGCAGAGAACGACCTGGTACTGGACCCGTCGCGTCAGCCGCTGCTGATCGAGGACCGGGCCAGCATCGCCCAGGACATCGCGCACATGATCCGCGAGAGCGGCTTGCTGGTCACGCTGGTGGCCGAGCGCAGCAAGCTGCGTCAGCGCGACTGCATCCAGCAACTGGAGCTGCTGGTAGAGGCCGACGAGCGCCTGTTGCCCGGGACGGCGCTGATCAACCAGGTGCGGTCCGGCCAGTACTTGGTCACAGCCAAAACGCTGAAATTCGGCGATATCGAGGTGGTGTTGTGAGCGACGTAGATTTTAAACAGGCGCTCGCAGACGCCGGCATTCCGATCACCGAGGACGGGTTGCGCAAGGCTTGGGAAAAGGAAGTGGCCGCCCAGGGCAGCAAGATGAGCAACACCAGTGCCTATTCACCGTTCTGGCGGGTGATCACCGCCCTGGTAACCAAGCCGGTGCTGTGGCTGATCAACTTCATCAGCGGTACGATCCTGCCCAACTTCTTTGTGAAAACGGCCCAAGACAAGTGGCTCGATATGCTGGCCTGGGCGGTCAACGTGGAGCGCAAGGGCGCGACCAAGGCCCAGGGTATGTTGCTATTCACCCGTGACGTCGCTGGCGGCGTGCTGCAGCTGCCCGCCGGCATACAGGTTCAGTCCGCCGCTATTAACGGCCATGTTTATCAGTTGGTCACAACCCAGGCGGCAACCTTTGCGGACGGTGTGCTGCAGCTGGAGATCCCCGCACAAGCGCAGGAAGTGGGCAGCGGCTACAACCTGGCGCCGGGTTATTACGCCATTTTACCGGTGCCCATTGCTGGCATCGTCCAGGTGGTGAACGCGGACGGCTGGCTGATTGCACCAGGTGCAGATCCAGAACCGGACGACCAGCTGCGTTTGCGCGTGCGTAACCAGTTCTCGGCGGTCAACCAGTGGCACACCGATGCGGTGTACCGCGCCATGATCGCGGCCTTTCCAGGCGTGCGCCCCGATGGCGTGTATTTCCTGCACGGTGCGCCCCGGGGCCCAGGCAGCGCCAATGCCTATGTGCTGTTTGAAGCCGACGTGCCGGCCGCGACGTACCTGGAGCAAATCAACGCCCATATCCGCGACCAGGGCAACCATGGCCACGGCGACGATCTGTTGGTGCTGGTGATGCCCGAGACGCAGCACGCCCTACGTGTGCTGCTGTGGCCGCGCCCGGTGCTGACCAGCGAGCAGCGCACCAAGCTGCAGGCCGAGGTCGAGCAGTTCATCCGGGCAGCCTTTCGCGAGAGCGGTACCGGCGATTACCAGCCGACCCTGACCTATCCACAGGCGCGCTTTTCATTCAGCCGCCTGGGCGAAGAACTCCACCAGCAGTTCGCCGGCATTGAGTCGCTGCACTTCGACAATGCCGACATTGTGTCGGAACTGACGATTCCACGGATCAGCAGCCTGCAGGTGGTGTTGCCATGATCAAGCTCGGTTTGCCGTTCTGGCTCGATGGTCCGCAGCTGGCCAAGTTGAAAGCTGCAGCGCAGTCCTGGTGGGAAACGGTCGAGGGCTGGTTGCACTGGCCGCTGCTGCAGATGGATGCGGAAACCTGTCACTTGACGGTGCTCGACCTGCTGGCCTGGCAGCGCGATATCAGCCGCTTCAAGGACGAGCCGGAAAACCTGTACCGCTTGCGGGTGAAATACGCCTTCATCAATGCCGTTGACGCCGGCAGCACGGCCGGACTCAAACGCATCCTGCAGCGCCTGGGCGTGGGTTATGTCGAGATTGACGAGCGCATGGCCGATCGGGACTGGGACGTGGTGCTGCTGCGTCTCTCCGACTCGCAGCTGTCGCAGAACCCCGAGCTGCTTCGCGTGTTGATTCAGCAGTACGGCCGCACCTGCCGGCGCTATGACTTCGTGACCATCACACCTGTATCGCTGCGCATCGTCGCGGTGGACTTCAACGACGACCAGCAAACGCTGATCGCCAGCCTGTAGGAGCCCTCATGGGAGCCAGTATTACCCTTGCAGGTGAAAGCCTGATTGCCCAGAAAATGGGATCGCAACAACGCCTCGAAGTCGTGCGCTTTGTGTTTGCCAACGTGCCGGACCTGAACCCGAACGCACCGGTCAATCGCGCCGCCGCGAAGCCCCCGGCCGCGCAGATCGTGCACAGCTACACCATTCCCCAGCAAAACGTGGGGTATGTAAACCCCAACCAGGTGGTTTACAGCTCGATGCTGGGCAGCGATGTCGGGGATTTTGATTGGAACTGGATCGGCCTGGAAACTGCCGAGAATGTGTTGCTGGCCGTGGCCTATGTGCCGCTGCAGCAGAAGCGCAAGAACATTCCCCCGCTGCAACTGGGCAACAACGTAACCCGTAACATCCTGGTGGTGTTTGATGGTGCCCAGGCACTCACCGGCATCACTATCGACGCCAGCACCTGGCAGCATGACTTCACTGTGCGGCTCAAAGGCATTGATGAGCGTGAGCGCCTGAGTAATCGGGATGTGTTTGGGCGTGCCTGCTTTTTTGGCAGTGCGTTTCAAGTTGAAAAGGTGGGATCTGCCTACCAATTGAATCCAGGCGTGGCGTACATCGAAGGTGTACGCATCGAGCTGACCAAGGTGTCGCCAGTTGTGCCGACACAAATTCCCACTCAGAGCTGGCTGCAGGTCTCATTGCGTCGGGAGCTGAACGATGTGGTGGCCTCTTGGAAAGTGGTGTTCGCGCCGGACCAAGTCGACTATGTGACCTCTGACGGTGTCCAGGTCTACTGCGTGCCCCTGGCCGATCTGACCGCCTCGGCAGTGAGCGATCGCCGGACGGTTGAAGCTATCAATGGGCCGCTGATCAAACACCTGGCTGCGCGCAACGGTGATTATCAGAACCTGCGCGCTCGTGCGACGACCAAAAGCGATGTGGGGCTGGGCAACCTGCCGAACGCGATCAGCGACGACGATACCACCAACGACAGCTTGATTTTGGCTACGACCAAGGCGGTTAACGCCGTTCGTTTGGCGCTGCAGGACGCGATCAAAAAGCTGATCAACGGCACTACGCCGGCGGGCAAGGCGAAGCAGTTGGAAACCGCGAGAAAGCTATCGATCAGCGGCGCCGGCGCCGGCAGCGTGGACTTTGATGGCACTGCAGACGTTGATATCCGGCTGACGATGCCGGATATCGTCGCCGCCTGGAAATACACCAAGGTAACGGTCAACTCGAAAGGCTTGGTGGTCAGTGGCGAATATCTCCAGCCGAGCGATGTGCCCGCGTTGGATTGGTCAAAGATCAGCAGCGGCAAGCCTACGACCCTTGAAGGGTACGGCATTACCAACGCGTTGCCGCTGGGCCTTACCAGCAAGCGGCCCCAGCTATATGCGCCTGCACCAGGGAGGGAGTACTACAAGGGCGCGTTAGAAATTCGGGAAGCGATGTTGGTCACCGATACGCAGAACAACTTCGACTACGCCCCACGTATGCAATTTCACTGGGGCGGTGTGGTTGCCGGTGATCTTGCGATGGACATACATGGTGCACTGCAGTGGCAAGGTCTTCCGATTTGGACCGCTCATAATTTCACACCAGCGGTGAAAGCAGACAAGGCCACAACGCTTGCTGGCTATGGCATCACTGACGCCATCCAGACCGGAAAATGCGGTTTGGCATCATCCAGCGCTGCGCTAAGCCCGATCGACACCATCGGCCTCCCAGGCGGGTTTCACTATTTTGGCGAAGGGCCAACGACCTTTGAGCAGTATGTCAGCGTCCTGAATATTCCTTATGGGAGCAGCGCCTACGCGGGTCAGATCGGCCTCCAACAGGGAACGCTCGAGCCCCGGGCGCTCATTCGATCAGTGAACAACGCGGGCAACTGGACGCCTACACGTGAGCTATGGCACAGCGGCAACCTCAATCCCTCGAGCATCGTGCCTCCAGGAACGATCGTGGCGTTTGCCATGGCGACACCGCCGCCGGGCTTTTTTAAAGCGAATGGCGCAGCAGTGTCTCGAATCACGTACGGGGCTTTGTTCGCGCAGATTGGCACGAACTACGGGGCAGGGGACGGCGTTAACACGTTCAATCTGCCAGACCTTCGGGGCACGTTCTTGCGTGGTTGGGACGACAGTCGCGGACTCGATGCTAATCGAGGACTGGGGACCCTGCAGGGCAGCCAGAACGCCAGCCACACGCACGGCGCGTCTAGCGACGTACAGGGCGCACACAGTCACGGCATTTGGCCGATCGCGCTCAACATCACTACCGGCCAGGGCGGTGGGCACTACTCGGTAGGTGCCTCGCTTTCGGCAAACAGCGGATCCGCCGGCGCTCACAATCACAACATCACAGTCGACGCATCGGGTGGTATCGAAGCACGCCCGGTCAACGTTGCCATGGTGTATTGCATCAAATACTGAGGTCCAATATGAACGCTAAAACGGTCTACCAAACCAATCAATTGGGCCTCTATGTCGGCCTGGCCGAAGCCGAAGAATCGCCCCTGGAGCCAGGTGTTTTTCTGATTCCAGGTGGGTGCGTAGAGACGGCGCCGCCGAATATTCCGGCCAACAAAGCGGCTTGCTGGAGCGGCGGCCAGTGGAGCCTGGTCGAGTATTTCGACGGCCTGATTGTCTACAGCATCACCACGGGCGAGCCTCTGACCGTAACCGGCCTCGGCCCGATCCCCAGCGGCTACACCGTGAAAAAACCAGGACCTGATCAAGTTTGGAAGAATGGCGAGTGGGTAGACGATATCGGCGCCATTCTGGCCGCGCTGTACGAGCAGAAACTGCAGGAGATCAACGCTGGCTGTAACAGCCACATCGAGTCCGGTTTTATGTCCAGTGCGCTGGGCGATCCGCACCGATATAACAGCCAGATGGACGACCAAATCAATCTGACGGGCATGGTTTTGAGTGGCCTGGACGCCAGCTACGCCTGTTTTGACGCTGATCAGGTCAAAGGATTCCGACCTCACACGGCGGCACAGTTGCACCAGGTAGGTCAGGATCTCGTGCGTTTTAAGCAGTCGGCGCTGCAGCACGCCGATAACCTCAAGCAGGACTTGGCCACTGCGCTCAAGGGCAAAAAGCTCAAGGTAATGAAGGCCATTCAATGGGCGCCGCCGGCATGACCTGGAGCGCGGTCAAAATGCGCTGGCCCGAGCAAGCCACTCAATGGATGGGCGATCTGTCACATGCTCACGGCCTGGCCGGCAACGAGCTGGCGGGCACCACCAAGCGGCTGGACGATCTCAACGGTAAAACCACCACCAGCCCCGGCCCGGTGGGGGAGGCTGCCAAGGCGCCGATCGCTGCAGGCCGCACGGCGCTCGCCGAGCAGACGGGTGAAGCTCCGGCGTGTTTGGTGGTGACGCCGTTTCAAAGTGGAGTTGGCCAGGGCCGTGGCTACCAGCGTTTCCTATCTGCACCGAACCTGCTGCAGCAGCTGGCCGGCAAACTGGTAGACGTGAGCGACACCGGCCGGCCGGATGGCGCTCAGTTCGCGCTGTGCCTGATGTTCCTGGCCACCCGCTTTGATCAGTTGGCCGAGAGTCTTGCGCGCTTCAATGCGCTGTTGCCGATGCCGGACCTGGTGCGGGCCGAGCGCCGTGCACGGCACCTGTCCAAGCTGGAGACGGAGAAGTGGGAGATCCCAGCCGCCGGCGCTTTGCCGCGCTGGCAAGCGCTGCCGCTTGAGCGCTGCACGGTGGTGAAAGCTGCACAGCAATCCATGGCCGGGCAGATCGCGGTCCTGGAAGGTTATGCCGCCGACCGTTCGCCCATGGCTGACCTATCAGCATTGGCCACCCGCAAAGCCGCCCAGCAACGGAGCCGTGACCAGCAGGTGGCCGACCTTAAAGCCTCGCTCGCTGGCAGTAACGCCGATAGCAGCATGCGCGCACGTCTTATTGGCCCAGGTAATTCTGTTGAGCTACGCCAGGCCCTGCTGACTGGTGATGCCCCAGGGCATGAATGGGTGCTGTGCGCCGGCGCGTTGCTGGTGGGATCTGAAAAGGGCTTGAGCTTCGTTCGTGAGTTGGTGGGCCTATGACACTGCTACTCGACGGGCAAGAGGTTCGCGGGAAGAACCTGAAAGTTACCGGCAATCTGCGCATTGAGAGCGACGATTTGTCAGGGCAAACCAGCAACACCGACAAGGGCCACAAGGGGTTCAAGCCCAAAACCCTGACGGTCAGCCTGATGATTCCATTTGTTGACCAGGTGCAGCTGCGCGACCTGATGCGCCTGGTGGAAGCCACTGAGGGCGGTGGCCAGCTCAAGACCTACCGCATCGTCAACGATACCGCCGCCGCGTTCGGCATGCGCCAGGTGACATTCACCGAGGGCGTCAGCGCCCGGGAGGACGACAACCTGCGTGGCTGGCTGATCCAGTTCACCCTGACCGAAAAGCTGTCGAACCCTGAGAAAGTCGAGGGCCGGCGATCGAGCAACGCGGTGACGGCGCAGTCTGGCCCGGGCGTAGCGGTTGGTGGTGCCGGTGGTGCTGGTGACGACTCACCTAGCGGCCCGGAGGAACTGACAGGATTTGAAGCGACCTTGAAAAAGGTCGACACCTGGTTGAGCGGGAGCCCGCAGACATGAAACTGCACAAGGAATTGGCCATCAACGGCCAGCCGTACGTCCTGGTCAAAAACGAAGTGCGGCTGGATGCCAAGAGCCCTGGGCGGGCGACATTCACCATTCAAGCCTCTGCGCCGGTCAAGGGCTTGGTGACGCTCGATATCGGCTACAAC